CAGGCGAGACCGATTGCGCAGGGACAACGAGTTACGGTTGTGCGTCACCTGAGGGATTTTGAATTCCTTCGGAAGACCGTCCATGTACATCGCAAGCGTTGTGCGAAACATGTCCCGATTTTCTTCAGTGTCTGTGGTGAGAGTAGCTTGCAGACCAGGATGGGTAAATGTCCAATAAAGATCAAGAGCCAGACTAATGGTAGTAATGCCCAACTGGCGACCTTTAAGAATAACGTAAAAATGGCAGTCATCCTCCAGCCCCTTGGCGATCTCGTTCATCACATAGGTCTGCGTACCCAGCAGACGGTCCATCTTGCGCAGACCATGTTCCTTGGTCTCGATCTTCAGTTGCGAGCAGAACTGGTAGAACTTGTTCAGATTGAACGTCATTGTCTGCCCTGTGTTGGCGCATCCGAAAGGACTTGAACCTCTAACCCTCGGTTTCGTAGACCGATGCTCTATCCAGTTGAGCTACGGATGCTTGGTTGCGGGGGCAGGATTTGAACCTGCGACCTTCTGGGTATGAACCAGATGAGCTACCAGACTGCTCTACCCCGCGATAGTCATGATGGGCGTCAGATTGGTTGTCCGCAAGAGATGCCGCCGAAACGCTTTCAACCGCTCGCTCATTCTATTCTCCAAACCCTGAAGCCACCATCCACCACCCTCGTGGCGAACTTCCGGCTAAACGTCTTGCCATAACGGCTGATCAGGCTCCTTGCAGAGTTCAAGAAGCTATCAGTCTTGACCTCCACAAAGAAACTGTCGCCGATCTCCATCTCCCCAAGGGGAAACCGATACTTTGAAACCCTCAGGCTCTGCGTAGGGAACGGTACGCCGCTCTCAACTTCCATGTCAATCTCCAATCAATATTTACACAATAATATCGTATATTAATTAAATGTCCAGCTTCCTGCTGGCTTTGTGAACTTCTGCATGGTGCGTCCGGCAAAGCCAAACGACTTCCAACGGCTTGTAGTAATCCTCGTGATGCCCATCAACCTCAAGCGACCCGCATACACGGCAGGGTTCCTTAACTAGCTTCCCGGTCTTGAGGGCGTATTTGTAAATCTTTCGGGCCTCCGCCTTGATTGGGTATTTTTCGTAATAACGCTGTTTGCGTTCAGCCATCGTCAACGGCGCCCGCTCCTCCTTAGGAGGTTTGTTGGCATGATACCGCTCTGACCGGCGCTTGTTGGACTCCGCTACCTTTTCAGGATTGCGGGCCGACCATTCCCTAGTCTTCTGAGCGAAGTACCCAGGATGCGCCGCCGCCCATTCAAGACGGTAAGCCTTCTTGCACTCAGGGCAGTAGCCGCTGCGCTCAGTGGGTTTACGGCATTTCTTTGAGGAACATCTAAACATAAAAGAACAATAAACCTTCCTAAAAGAAAGTCCAGAAAAAAAATGGGGGAAGCGCGATGTGGGGTGCACGTTCTAGAAAGCTCGTGGACCCATCCACTTCCCAAACTACGCGCTGTTTCTGTGTAATTGCATATTTACCATCCCTACCATGGTTATCATGTGTTTACAGTCTAATCTACGTCAAACATGTGGTGATTAACATGCAACACAGACTGGACATGTCCAATCCCCAATTCTACAGAGCGCGGATGTAGATAGTTCGTCTCACACTTGTCTGATTTGTAGAATGCACCTGTTACCTATGTAGTAACATATAAACTACAGACTACTATTGTATATAATATATATAGGGAACCTCTAATGTTGCCACGTTCAAGCTAAAATAGAGAAAGAACCGTTTATCTAATTAAGACCCATAATGGTGCTTTTACATCATAATAGGTGACGAATTATCTTGACCATAGAATTCATGCTATTAATGTCAACTTGTGCCTGTTGACACACTGTCACCTGGTAAACAAGTTAACCTAGACAATAAGGGGACTAACATGGGTATCTATCGCAAGGCGATTGTTCTTCGCACTAATCCGGCTCACATCGCCAAGCTTGGCGCTGCAGCGTTTGATGGTCTTTTCCGTAAGAACCAAACAAGTGACGCGGAAATCGTTTCCTACTTTTCTCAGAAGATGGCGGAAGAGGGTTACACGCCAGAAGACTTTTTTATCCAGCTTTCCACTGGATACATTTGCATGACATCCGGCGCTTTCGTCGAGGTGGCATGATGCAAGCTCTAATCACTGCAATAATGACACTGGTTTGCTTTGCTACAGTTGGGGCCATCATCGCCCTGGCTTTCATCTAACATCTAGGGGGCTCACATGAACAATTGGATCGACACTTATCTGCGCCTGGCGCAACAAATCTCCAGGATGACGGTTTACCAAAAGGGTTACATTTCCGCCTGGAACGAACTCGAAGACCGCGTTCTATCGCTCTCATCCTATCAACAGCATGACCTATGGGAGGCTTGCACCACCACGAAGTATCGGGACGGCGCGATGGTCATTTGCGCCATGCTACCGCTAGACCTTGCGCCTCAGGAAATGGCGTTCGACTCCTGACATTGCAAATCCGAGCCGATCACGGTCGGCTCTAGTGTGCAATGACGCACAACATGGGGACGTAACATGCTGACAGTAAACGTAGAATATACCGACACGTTTGGTGGCGAGGCGAACTATTGCTGGGTGAAACGCGCCACATTCCAGATCGTAGAACATGCCTCACGCCATGCCATTATGCGCCAGGCTAAACGTCTGATCGGTCTGACAGGGCTGCGCGGCAAAGCCCACGACCATGGTGACATGATCGAATTTCGCCCATCGCGCTCTTGCACGGTCATGTTTGTCACCTTTGGGGAGGTCTGATCATGCTCATCAATTCAATCTCCGATTTCCGTTCTGCAATGCGCCACGGTCCTTATGCCTGGCCCGGCGGTTACCCTTGCTACTTTGTGACCAGTGATGGCGCTGCGCTGTCGTTTGACGCTGCGCGAAAGGAACGCCGTAACATTCTGGAAAGTATCGCCCACCGGCTCAATGACGGCTGGCGCGTGATCGGGCTGGACGTAAACTATGAAGACGACCAGCTTTATTGTGACCACACAAGCAAACGCATCCCGAGCGCATATGGGGAGGACTGATCATGGTCCAGATTATCTTCACCGTTACCCATGCCACTCCCATCGAAAAGCGCAAGCCCACGGTTTATGAAGCCCTGCGCGACAAGCTTGGCCGTGAACCATCAAATGACGAACTGCGCATTGAATGTCAGCGCATTATCAATTCTGCAAAGTGAGGGACAAGCCATGAAAGCAATTCAGGTCAAATGCTTGGGGCCGACCAACCACCTTGGCGCCCGCTGGAAAGCATTCATTGAGGGAGGCGCCAGCGTCACGGTTCCTTACGACCATTCACTAGACGGCCAAGAAAACGCACGCTGCGCGGCTCAGGCCCTCACGGCAAAGCTTGCCTGGCGATACCCTATAACCGGCTCAGGCGCGCTTCCGAATGGCGATTACGTCTTTACGATTGCACCCTAATGCGCGTCCTTCCCATCATTCCCATCACCCAGTCGGCGCGCTTTCCGGCGCGTCGTCCCGCTCATCTGCTAGTCAAGGAACAATCCAATGGAAACCAAGAAACCCAGGGGCTTCGCTTGCATGACACCGGATCGCCGCTCAGAGATTGCTCGCATGGGTGGGCAAGCCGTCCCCCCGTCCAAGCGCACCTATTCGATAGACAAGTCTAAGGCGAGCGAGTCCGGCAAGATCGGAGGTTCGCTTTCCCGCAAACGCGCCGTGACAGATCGGGAGGGTTGACTATGACCATCGCAGAACGCCGAAAGGCCGTCAAAGCCCAGCTCGATCGCGCCGTGTTAGGCCATCGCAAGCGCGCCCAGCTCACGCGGGAGTACACAATCCTGACCGCTGCGCTCCTGGCCGAGAAGATCGAAGCCGAGAAGGGATGGCCGAGATTAGAACCCTGCGCCCAGGTGAACCCGGTCCTATGGGAGGGATGGTGTCGATCCCAAGGCCGAGACACCACGCCATCCGATCACTGGACCGAATTCGACGTGGTGGAACACATCGTCAGAAAGCAGTCTGGGAAGCTCCAGGACGCCCTTAGTCCTTAACTGGCTACTACCCTTGCCAATATGCTTTCAAAGCCCGCTCAGAAAGCCTCGGAGGCGGTTCTACAGCCGCCCTCGCGGCCATATTGGCTAACCATAGCTCTGCGGCGGCCTTTTCCTCAACTTTGGACATCGGCGGCGCTTCGTTTTTGCGGAATGGGTCTGGCAAACATTTCAGGTCTGAAACCAACTTGGCGAACCCGTCGATGACCTTCTGTCGTTTCTCAACTTCCTCTGCGGTTTCCGCTTCGTTTGGTTCTACGCGCCCGTAAAGCTGCTTCACTTCCTCCGCACGGTCGATCACCACGCGAGGCGATAACCGGTCCCATTCTTTGTTACAAAACTCTTTCATCTCGGCAATGGAAGGCACAAACTTGTTCTTCGTTTGTATGCCCATTGTCAGATTGCACAACGCTTGCAGGATCTCATCTGGAAAATACTTGAGAGCCTCAACAGACATCCGATAGAAGCCCTCCAGGTTTTCCTTATTTACGGAAGGGTATGACGCCAAAATTATCGAAACGGCCTTCGCTGCTGCTTCCTTGCTCATTTTCGTATTCCTTCGACAGTTCGTAAAGCTTGCTCATGGTGGATTGCTTTTCAGGAGTCCGCGCGGGCTGGTCCAAAAACCTTTCTTGGTTCAGAAAGGTTGCAGGGTTCAGCCAAGGTCGATCCGGCGGCTTGTTCGAAATGTAGATTTCTAAACCGATCATGATCGAAGCGACTGAATGCCCGCGCTTGCGAGCGGACGCCCAAGCTTTGACAGCCGCAGGTTTGCCAACTTTGTTCGGCCACTCTTTCCAGAAACGGTTTTCAAATTCGGGATCAGCAAGCGAAGCGCGTCTCGCGCGCGTTTCTGTCTCTCCCTCTGTCTCTACCTCTCTCTCTTTCTCTGTCTCTAGAGGATCAAGTTGATATCGTTCTGATATCACGTTGATATCATCCTGTTCCAGATAGTGTTTTAGCTTTAAAATCATAGACTTAGCTTGCGACTCAGAAAGCCGCAAACGAAAAGCTATGGTTCTGGTGTCAGGGAGATTTCCGTCGTCTTCGCTGGCGATTAGCCAGAGCATGACAAGACATTTTGCCGCCAAAGGGTCCAGCTCGTTCCACTCGACATCATCGAGAAGGTCACGGTAAAGCTTGATCCAAGGCGGGCGTCTGTCTCTAAAGTGTTGGAACTTGTGCCAGTTTTTTATCTTCAAAACCATCGTCAATACCTTTGTTAGGCTTGCACGATGGAACAAGCTTTCGTATAAAGAAAGCAGGTTTCAACGCGCAGGCCAGTGCGTGTTGTTCCGAAGGCCCGCTGGAACCTCCCCCAGTGGGCCTTCATCGTTTATTTTACCCTTCCTGACGGATACGGCAAGCCGTTAATGGCGGAATACCGCTTCAGAGCATGAAGGACCGTGGTGTGATCCACGTTCGTCCGTCTCCCAATATCGGCAATGCTCAGATGAGGGCATTCGTGCGCCGCTCGCCATAAAAGCAGACGCCTGGCCTCCATGACGTACTTCATGCGCCGGTGGCCTAATATCTCTTTTGACGACACGCCTGTTTCCCGTGAAACATCCCGCAGGACATCCCCAAACTTGCGACACAACGGCGGGGGGTCTTTCGGGGCGGGTATTGCGTCGGGGTCGTTCTCCACAACCACGAAGTCCCGCTTGGTGAACAACAACGTCCGCACGAACGGCTTTTCGTTCACATATAAGACAAAATCAGTTTTTTGTTCAGGTTCTGGCTCCACAACCGGCTCAGGCTCAGGTTCAGGACGTGGAGGGATCGCCATAATCCGTTTCGGAGGCTCCCCCCTTAATCTTTTTCTTACCTGTGCATAATGTGTGGATAACTCGCGCTCGTAATCACTCAACATGTTGAATTTCCTCAGATTTTTCTTCTGGCTGCGGCAGGTTGACGCATGTGTCTAAACCCTTCGCAAGTAAGTATCTTACAGCTTCTGACTCCGTGCGAAAGCGTTCTTTGAAGCGAAAGTCTTCAATCGCTTGGATCATATCTTCAGGTAGTTGATACACGCGCCTTTTCATGCCGGTCCCCTTTCTCGAAACAATAATTTGTTAAACCATATGTTAAAGGTATTGACAAGGGGGGTGATTTGGCAGTTAGGTGATCCAGTCACATCCGACATAAGGGGACACACATGGATGGCTTTAGCAAAGAGGAACGCGCAACAGCCTGGTGGGCTACAGACAGCCGCAGAGCGGTTTCTGGGCAGCTCTACGATGTTCTGCGTGAGAAGCGTGGCGAAATTGAGCGGCCCGATCTATCAGGCATTGAAGCGGTTCGTATGGGCCTCATCATGCAGCCTGCCATCGCTGACATCTTCGCTGAGATGACCGGCCTCACCACGAGCCCGCTCGATGGCTTTGGTATTTGCCCGACGCAGCCTTGGCTCCGCGCTCACTTCGACTTCGTGGTTGAAGACGGCGGCCTTCTGGAGGTCAAGAACTTCAATGCTGCGGTTGCGAACAAGTATTCTGAGATGGACGAGGAAATTCGCATCCCAGAAGCCGATTACATTCAGTGCCTGCACGAGGCGACCGTCCGCGATGTTCCACACGTTTATTTCGCGGTTCTCTTTGGCGGCCAGCAGTTCCGCTATTGGAAGTTAGAGTTCACGCGCGCAGAAAAGGAAGCGTTTATACAGCGCGCTGCGCAGTGGTGGGGCTATGTTAATTCTGGCCTGCTACCAGAGCCCACAAACACCGAGGAAGCCGCCATACGCTATCCTAGGTCGATGGAGGGGTATGTCACCGCGAATGCGCAGATGGAGCGCCTCGCCGACGAGCTGAAACTGTTCAAGATGCAGGCCAAGCAGCTCGACGAGGCCATAGAAGCACGTCAATTCGCCATCCAGTCATTTATGGGCGAGAGCGCAACGCTGATGAACATGGCTGGCGAGACGCTGGTTACATGGAAGTCGGCGAAGGGCTCAAAACGTTTTGACGCGAAGGCGTTCAAAGAGAACCATCCCGGTCTCTACGCTGAGTATGAAAAAGAAACAGCCGGTT